AGCGAGTTCTGTCTGTATCCCAAGTGATGCACTACCTAGAATCCAACTTCCGCTGTGTAGCTGGATTCTAGCGCGGAGTTCGTTATAGATGAACTTTAGCGGATTTATCTGGCTAATGTGGCTATAGGCTAGGGCGGCACCACTAGCATCGCTGTACGTGGCCTGTGACGCCGTAGAACGTGTATCCCTGGACCTGGCGTGGCGGTCGCGGTAAACGATCTGCCCTGCCGCATCTTCTTCCAGCAGTCCTGTTTCCGTTTCCTCGACCAATCTGAGTGCCTTCAAAGTCTTGGTGCGTTCACACCAGAACCGCGGGAACTCCACGATGCCATCATCCAGATCGCGGTCGTCGTCAGACCATCCAGCGACATCCAAGATCTCGCCAATCAACTCGCCAGCCTTCTTGGATGCGAACATCGCCGTGGACACCTCAAACTTGTTGAGGTAGCCCAACGGACCGATGGCTTTCAACCGTGCCAGGTTCGCACCATTCGCGGACGGTATCGGTTCGATGCTGTCTAGGAATCCGGTCCAGAGCGTCCGCGTGGTGGATCCATCGTTGCCTGTCAGTTTGACAGGACGCCCAGGCAGTAGATTCCCGGTCAATGCGGACGATGTATTGAACGTCGAATAATCGCCCGATTCGTTATTGAGGGTGGCGGTCAATGTTCCAGCGACCGCCTTACCCACCAACTGGGACGCATAGTCTGATCCGCGTTTCCATTCCACTTGCATGGTGCGTGCGGTCAGATCCTCCCCGGAATCTGCATAATCCCCATCAGCGTTCCAATCAACCGCCAAGACATATGTTCCTGTTGCCATCTATTTCTTCCGTCGTTTCCTTCCACCTCTGGCGGTGGTCATTGCGATTGCCTGTGCCTGTTTTGGCGAATACCCGGACTCCCTCAGTTCGCGGATGTTCGCGCTAATCGTTTTCTTGCTTGATCCCTTTTTTAACGGCATTACGTCCAAGCCTTTTTTGAACCACCAAAATAAGGCCGTGCGTGGCCTTCAGTACATAACTGGTCGTTGCAGTTAATGCGATTGCCCGCCTTATCAGTCGCCCAAACAATGCCAAGCACGCGACCAAATTTTCCTTTCTCTTTTGAACATTCAATTTCGATCTTATTCCCTTTGAGAAGTTCCTTGAGTCGTGCTTTGGATGCCAGACCCATGGCCTTCTCTTCTAAATTTCTTGTACGTGATTCCGGGGTGTCAATCCCCAACATCCTGACCCTGGCCTTGTGCCAAACATTAAAGCCAAGATCTAGATTGACATCAATGGTGTCGCCGTCCACGACCCTTAGAAGTTTGCATCTGTAATCAAACATTAAGCCTCCGCAAATACCCCACTGAATCCGCCACTGATGGCGTGGTCGCGGACGGCCTCGACGACCGCCTCTTTGAGATCCTCAACGCCGTAGACGGCACCGTGGAAGTGGAACTGATTGGTCGTTCCCATGCCACCACCACGACCCAAAGGAACGACTGCCTCTGGCCCACGTTCACCAATCATCGCCAATGTAGGTTGTCGCACGATCCCGCCGTTAGCCAATCCCAAAGCCGCTTCGATCTGTGCGAATGTTGTACCTGGCGCATATCCAGCAAGACTGCCACCTGTTCCTCGCAATGGTGCCAATGCTTCACCAGCGGCAACAGTAGCCGCATCGAATCCAGGGGCAGTTACATGGATCCCACTACGGCCTCCACCAAAACCACCAATTCTAGGGGCAGGCACTGGTCGCGACGCATCACGGTGTATCCCTGCGATTGTGTCATGGATGCCTAATGCGATTCCTGAGATCGCCGCGGATGTTGATGCAAACGTTTCCTTGATTGATTTGCTGTCAGCATTGATGTTGTCGGATGTTGATCCAAACGTTTTTTCAACTGATCTGCTGTCAGCATTGACGCTATTGGCCCAATTAAAGATGTCCGCGCCAGTGGCGTTGGTAAACGCCTTAAATACACCTTTTAGATCGTCAAGGTCGAGGTCAATATCGTCCCAATGATCTAAAACTTGTTCGACGCTTTGACCTGTTTGGTCTGCCCATCCTTGAACGATGTCCTCCATTCCCAGACCTGTGGATTTCCACTTAATCAGTGTCGTGTCGAGGTTGTCGCGTAATCTACTTAATGACGCGTCCTGTGATGCCTCCCATCGTTCTTGTGTCGCAATCATTTCGTCCACGGATTGCACCACCACACCGGATGCGTGCATCACTTGATCTTCCACGTGGCCCCATCCCAGTTCTGCGGCCCGCGCCACTTCTTCCATCGACACCTCGACATCGGCATTGGACCTGACGATCTGCGCGGTAGAATCCTCTGTCGCCCGCGCTACCTTTTCGACGTTTTCTTTCATGTTTTCTGTATTTGAAAAATGGGCATCTTCCATCGCGCCCCAGGCTTCGGATTGTTCCCGTAGTTTGCCCTGCGTGTTATTCCCCCAATCCTCAACCGCGTCCTGTGAATCACGCAGGCTGTCCATCGTTCCTTCGATGGCACGGCGAGTGTCGCCCATCCCTGGGATCCACTTGGTTATCGCTAGGAATCCTTCGCCCAGTTTGATGATGAATCCAATCACTTCCTTGGTGAATGTTCCTATCGTCCTGCGGACGATCTCAACTATCTTGTCCCAGTTCTTCCAGGCGGCGATACCAAGGACGATGGCGGCAGTTATTGGACCGAGGGCGATCCCAAGGGCGACCACCGCGATCTTGACTTTGGTGGACATATCGTCCCACTTTTTCCAGACGATAATGGCACCCGTCACAAGGGCCGCGATGGCAATAATCGCCAGTGTGATTGGACCCATCGCAACGCTCAATGTTCCAAACGCCACACTAAGCAAACCAACGGCGGCAACGATAGTTGGGAGAAGCAATAGCAATGGCCCAATGACCAACAACAACGCGCCCAACGCCGCAACGACTATCCCCAAGACTTTGGCGAGTGTTGGATGTGCCTCTGCCCAATCAATAATCTTCCTGACCAACCCCTCAATCATCGGCACCAATTTTTCTATGACCGGGAGCAACGCATCCCCTAGAACTTGCATCAGGTCGCCCAGGCGATTCTTTAATTGGGTAACCGGATTCGCGGCGGCTTCGGCCTGGCCTCCGAAACTCTCCATGATGGCGGACAGGACTGCCGTGGCACCAGCACCCTTTTCGACCTGGATGCCATAACGACCCAGTGCTGTTTCCTCGCCGCTGATGGCCCGTGCCACCAACGTCGCGGCGGCTGATAGATCCATGTTCTTGCCAGCGGCTAATTCTATCGTTGGGATCAGTGCCGCCATCGCGTCGTCGTAACTGCCACTAACCAATATCAACTCGCGGAGTGCTTTCCGCTGTTCCTCGTCACCGAAGTTGGTTTTGTTCTGTTGTGCGGCTATCACTTTCTCGATGGTGGCTTCCTGGGCGGCATACGACGTGTTGACGTTCTTTAGTGCGGCATCTAGTTGGTCGATGCCGATCTGTTGGTCTAATGACGATTTGATGGACAGTACGGCGACGCCTGTGACTGCCGCACCAATCGCAGTCGCGGCCATGCCAATGCCCCGGCGGTGGCGTTCAAAGGACGCGCCCAGGCTTTTCATGTTGCCTTCGACATTCTTCAATGCCTGCGATGCGTTGTCCCTGGCCTGTATTAGGACCGAAACAGTTGATGCGTCAGCCATCGTTTTCTACTGCCTCCACCATTTCGCGCCAAGCCTCGATCTGACCCGGCGACATATTGGACGCGTCGTTGTTGTGCTGATCCCTGGCACTCGCCAGCAATCTATATTCCATGATGTTCCGGATCGTCGCCCAATCTTCCCCCATGACCTCACTTGGTAAACATCCAAAGGTTTCACAGATTATCCCGATGGTGACGTAACTGGGTTGTCCGTTTCCGCCAAGGATGTGTTCGCCGACTGCCTTGAGCCTTTTTTTCTTTCGTCGGGTGTCTCCTGATTGGTGGTCGCTGAAACCAACCAGAGCAATTCCTCAGACGACAACTGTTCCAGCACGTCGGGCCTGTCATACGGCTGGTCGATGGCCTTGCCCATCAGGTCGGTCCAGTTCCATGCGATAACACGTCGGGATAACTCACCACACAGTTCTGTGAAGTTCTGGCCCAGTACACCCGGATCAGATCCGGACACTTGGAGGCGCGACAGATTGACCACCTCTTTGACTGTCATAACAGGCAAGATGTCCACCCATTCGTCTTGGTGGATATAGTGTGGAACGCCGGGATTTACGACCTCGCCATCCTCAACGACCTGCCCGATATTGATGGCACAGTCGTCCGATTTAACCCGTGTTGCTGGTATCTTGGGCTTCATAGAGCCTCCACGTCTTTATTCCTGTGCATAATAGTATCTGTTACACAGTATTGTTTAGAACAGAAGTTCCTGTTTTTGAGTGCCATTTCCCGCGCCCCAGGGTCGATTTGCGGGTGTCGGTAACTTTTTCCATATAATCATCCATGACACCGTGACAATTACACCTCTTTAATCAGCATACTCAGTATGCCATATCTATTGGAGAGATCGGGTCGTTTTTTAGGCGACCCGACCATCCAAAAACTTATCCCCTCGTCGGTGCGGCGGCGTCCGCGGCGGCTGATCCACCGTTGTGTCTGAACGACGCAGAATAGGTGATTGGCCCACCAACTGTGGACGTTATCGAGTACGACGTGACGATGGCGAATCCGTTGTATCCGGTCGTTCCGTCAGGCTCGAAATCCCATTCCTCGCCTTCCAAACCCAGTTCACCAAAGATCGTCACATCGCCCTGGCTACTCGCCAAATCGGCGAATCCGCTGATGTCGATGGTCGCTGTTGGTTTGCCTGCCAGGAAGTTCTGATAACTATCGCCAAAGGCCGTGATGTCCGCCTCCGGCACCGTGAAGTTCAGGGTCGCAGAATTTAATTCGTCCTCGATTTGTACGGAGTCGAAGGCGAAGTCGGCGTCCTTTCCGTGAGTTCGTGCCATATCAAGTCCTCCTCAGATTAGCCTTATTTGGCGTTGTGGGTCGATTTGCTGGTGTTCTAGGACACGGCCCGTGTCGTTGATCCGGAACACTGGAACGTCGCGCTGTATGTAGCCGCACCACCAACAGGCAGATTGATTGTGTAACTGGTGCAGAGTGCGCCCGTCAGTCCGCTGGATGTGCAGGTGTATTCCGGTGAGTTGGTATCCGGTCCTGCGCCGTCCGGATCGAAGATCAATGTCTTCGGTCCAGAGGTCAGGGTGATGTGGTCGAATATGGTGGCGTCGCCCTGACCGGAAAAACTCATATCCACCGCACCCGCCACGTCGAAACTGACACCCTTCTTGCCTGCCAGGAAGTTGGAATAGGCATCGCCAAATGCTGTGATCTCCGATTCCCCCACCGTCGCGTTCATCGTGACGGAATTGAGTTCGTCCTCAATCGCTACGCCGTTGAACGAAAAGTTGGAATCCTTGCCATGAGTTCGTGCCATCGCTTCCCCCTATGTGACGAAATAACCGAATGAAACGTAATTCTTGAACGTCCGACTCCCGGTGCCAGTGGACTGAATCTGCACCCGCCACCAAGACTCAACTCCCGCTGGGCCAGTGTTCGACGCGGTAAGGAACGAAACACCAGTGCTGTGCGTGATGGTTCCGAAATTTATCTGTGTCGTGGGGGATCCCCAGGTGTCATTATTCTCACTCTGGATCTCCAGGGCGATGGTGTTGCTTCCCGACCCTCCCATTTCGACCATCCGCCAGATACCGAAAATCGTGTTGGTCGCCGCAATCGTGCCCAGGTTGTAGCCAGTCCCATTGGCGACCACCGTGGATCCGTTGCAGGTTATGGTGGCATCCTCGATGATTCGGGATCGGAATGGTGCGGATGCGCCTTGCCAGGTGACGTTGCAGGCGATGGCATCACCCACCGTGGACACTCTGGGCGATGCGCTGATTAGCGTCGGGCCTTCATAGCCGACGTTTCCTTCGTCCAGTCCGCCAGGATAGATGCCCACGCGTCGGGCCGTGGTGGTCAGATCCGTAAACATTTCGCCGTCGTAATTTGGCGATGCTGTTGACCACAGTCCGTTGACGTTAAAGGTGAATGTCGGTTTGCCCTGGATGAATGTCAATTCACTGTCTGCAAATGCAGTAACATCCGCAGGTGTCTCCGCGAATGTCAGATCCATCGAATTGGATACACCACTGAAATCAAATTCGTCCACCAACAGTCCTGCGCTTTTCGCTGTGATTCTAGCCACGATTCCTCCTCGGCTTTGGTTTTGGCGCGTTGGCTAATTGTTCCTGCGCCCATGTTGCGTCTGATTCCTCGTAAACCTTGATGGCCTGTACTCGCAATAGTGATTCCACGTCGATGGGTTCGTCACCATCCAATGCAAACCGTTGGCCCGGAATGAATCGGACCGTCGATGGCGTGACGCCCGGCCCCTGGTGGATGTGTAGTTTTCTCAAGGCCAGATACCAAACATCATCCGTTGAGCCATCGGTTCCAACTTCTGCTGTTTCGTTCATTGTCGTTTTGCTCTTTCTCCAGTGTTATGTGGTGCATATCTGCAAAGATCGAGTTCTG